ATATATGCAAGCCGGTTCATGTTGTACCCAAACTTCTTGACTGCCTTGATCAGGTCAATGCTCGCGACAGGAGGAGGAGGATTAAGACCAGCCAGCATAATCTCACCAGTGATCTTAGGTAGATCATACTTGTCTCCATTATACGTAACTACTGCGTCAGCCTCGATAAGCAGCCGTCTAGCCGCCTTAGCCATGCCGACACGTCCGTCTCTCCACTCAGAGTAGAACAGGAAGTCCTTGTCGCCCACCCACTTGGCGGAAAAGCAGAGCATACCACCATGCTCGATAAGCATGTCTGGTTGAATGTTCTGGTCCCACATTCGCCATACGTAGGCTAGGGCTGGACGCCACTCGATATCAATCACCAAGATTTTAGCGTCTACATTAGTTTTATAAGCCATAGAATATGTGGCCTCCAATTGTATCAGTTATTGGTCTATTCAATCTAGCCCACCTACTTGTAAAGAAGTAGGAGTTAGGCGCGTTTCTTTTGTACTTCCCTTTGAGGAAGTCTAGAGCAAATTGTTTCTCTGCACCGTGCTTCATGGTTTTCTTATGGAACCAACTGAATTGCCGAGGCTGTGACACAACCTTACACACCGTGTCGGGGAACTTACCACTCTCTACTCTGTTCATAACGACAGAGGCTACTGCTACCTTACCTTCAAGGGGCTCTCCCCTAGCTTCGTAGTGTACTACTGCCGAAAGGCATAGCAATGTTGCTGCTGTAATGCTCAAAACGTCGGGCGTATAGGCCCTAAATCTCCTCTAATAGTTTCTGAAACACCACAGCCTCTGGCTCTGTGGCGTATGCCTGAGAGACGGGGAAGCCGTCGTTGTTTAGTACGAACCACAGTCCGCTATAATCCATCTCTACTGAATAATCGTTCATTTGGGTTCACCGTCTGCGACCCAGTCGAGGACGACAAACGCCACACACACTACTACAATGAGCAGTAAGATACTATCCATCATTTCATTTCTTCTTTCTTCTTCTCTTCTTAGGTCTTTGCTTGGGCACGAACTTACCAGTGCCTTGGTCTACATAGTCAGCCATCTTCCTCAGAAGGTCGGCGTCCCTGTGTCTACCTATGACTCTGTGGTTGCAGTAAGAACAGAGCAGACCCCTGATCTCACCAGAAACATGATTGTGATCTACAGCCAGCCTTGTCTTAAACTCAGTAGCGGCTCTGTCACATATGGCACAGCAGCCCCTCTGGTTCTCTAACATCTCATCGTACTCCTCTATGGTGATACCATACAGTCTCATAAGATGGGACCGGCGACTCCGTTCCGTGTTCGTCATTTCTTACGTAGTGCCTTTGGCTCTGGGGCTTTATAGAAGCTTTCGAGCTTGTCTAGTAGGTCGAACTCGCCCAGCCCTTCATTAGATTTCAGGAACTGCCACAAGTCGATTATATCCTTACGCTCTAGGCCTAGCCTATACTTCATAAAGTAATCTCCGGTACGTCAGGAACCTTAGCCACCGTGGTCAGATAGCGTGGGCCGTTGCTGTATGCAAAACCACGTACCTCAGGCCAGCAACGGAACTTGTGGGCACAATAGCTGCAACCCATTGCAAGTTTCATGTTGCCACTCTTACCATCAGGGACAGAGTCGTAGCACCGAGAAGGTGGTTCATCCTTAGTGATGAGCTCCTTGAGGTGGGCGATACGTGGAGCAGGCTTGTGGTGCTTCATCACCATATCAGACAGTGATGAGACACAGATAGAGCCATCAACCTTGTCGATAGCCAGCCATGCCGCTTCCTTGCCCGGATTTAGGACGTCGTTGTATCCAGCAAGCTGGTCTACATAACCGAACGGATCATCCTCTGTGACCGTCCCGTTCTCGAACTTTTTATATCCATAAGGACTCGCTGACTTTGCGTCCACAACTGTTCCATCAATGATCGCGTCAATGTGTCCTGTGACGCCGTCGACTTCAACTTCCCTTTGCTCGTCTGTAACACTGTGTCCTGCCTCTTTAGTTAGGAACAGGAGCATCTCTTCTAGGATGGCCCCGTACATGAACTTAACGTAGGTCTTGGGGAGCATCGGCTCCTTCGTACCAGCCATAGGGTGGGCTTCATACCACACCTGTCGGTCCTTCTTGCCTAGGGCAGAGAAGCGAAGGGGCGAGGTTGGCTCCTTATACTTAGCCAGTCTGGACCGCATCATCTCCTTGAGGTTGGTAGCCATTACCTCTAGGTTCTCTTCTGAGCATTCATGATCTACTTCTGGTGCGAAGAGACTATAAATATCATCAGGTAGTGTCTTAAGATCAGCCACTTACGCCTGCCTCCATATGTACGGTATCAATCTCAAGGATTTCAGACGAACCCTCGTTTCTCGTTTCGATGTGACAGAATGGCACACCCACCTCGAAGTGAGGCTCGGGGAATGACATAAGAACTCGGACTGCCTTAGCCCGCGCCTCTCCTTCATTCACGTCGTCTACTTCTAGGTGAACCAAGTCGTTCACTACTCTTCTCATTACACTCTTATATGCGTATACTGGCATCGTGTTTCCTTATTCATTACTTATAGAAGCTTCAAGTGCGTCGTGCAGCCCTTCTATGGTGTCCATCGCTTCGGCTATGACTTCTGCCGGATTTTGGCCTCGAATGTGGCGAAGGCTTGGACAAGTTCGCTATCGTCGTGCTGTCGATCTTCTACTCTGGCAGGAACCCAATCTAATTTAAACAGGCGTATGTCATAAATCAGGGCAGCAGCAGCATCACGAGCATCTTGGCTTACTGTGTCATTCATGGTTTACCTCCTAAAAGTGTAGGCCTTCCACCTACTGGGAGCTTGCGCCGACCCTCTGACAGAAAAAGCAACTTTGTACAATGTACTGGGGTGCCACCCACCTGTAAGTAGAGCTGACATATAATACAGGCGAACAGGCGAACAAGTGATAGGCCCTCGCACATATCGCGCTTTATCCTATCATTCACTGTCGGAGACTGTGCTCGTTCAGCGAGGGAAGTACTCATTTACTCAAACGGAGGAAGCTCATCATCTAGATCGTCGTAGTCTTCTTGAGCCTTCGACGGGGCCTTAGCTTTTGTAGCTTTCTTCGCAGCAGCAGGACTATCCATGCCAGCAAACTCATCACTCTCGTAAGCGACAAGGTCTGTGACTCGGATAGCAGCGGCGTAGATACTTTTCTTCTTACCTACACCCCAGTCTCTGATATCGAGCTTGACATCTACAGAAGACCCGTTGCCGATGAGACGTTCGTCCCAAGGCTTGTTGTCCTCTTTGTAGATACGGAACGGTTCATTTGCCGAACCATCCTTAGTCAGCTCAGGCTTACGGATAAGGAGGTAGTCCTTACGTCCTTCCGCAAAAGAAGCGGCAGTCTCAGCCTTCTCGTCCTCACCCTTCTCACGAAGGCGTAGGGCGTAGGCCATTGGGTCTTTCAAACGATCAAGCAGACGATGACTCTTCAGGAATGAAGGGTCTTCAGGCTCGAACTCAAACGTCCACTCTCTACCGTCTTGGTCGTAGTTAGGCACGAGGGCCCGCTCTCCTACAATCTTAGCCCAGTAAATCTTACCTTTTGCAAATACTTTAGTGCTGCTGTTAGCCATAATTTTCTTCTTTCTTTTTCTTGTTCCGTAAGGAAAACTCTCTACCCTACTCTACTATTATAACACATTCTACAGGAATGTCAAGAACTATTTTAACATAAAGATAATATAGTTTAGTGTGTCTCTGCCCATGTCAACCCTTTCTTTGCTTCTGCGTCTAGTGGCACTTTAAGTCTAAGGCGTTCTCCAGCCTGACGAATAGCGAATATGCTTCTTTCTGCGTGAGCATCAGCATGTGAAGGTAGTACGTCGTATTGCCATTCATCGTGGATGTCTCCAACTTTAAGGGAGTCGAGTCGAAGTCTGGCAATAAGTCTTTCCAGAATGATGAAGCCAAGGGACATGACTCTGGCACCCGAACCTTGAAGCTTGTAGTTGAGGGCTGAATGCGGACTCGGACAGACCACCCACGACCCATCGACCAAAGCAACCCGCCCTTCTCGTTGTTCTTTCTGACATTCATCAATCAACTCCTTCAATCCTAGCCGTTCTAAGAACATGGTTCGTATGTCGGCACCTTCTCTGACAGAGACACCGAGCGTGTTAGCAATCTTAGGAGCGGCGGCACCGTACAGGATGGCATAGATAAGCGTCTTGGCCTGCTGCCTAGTCACTCCTACTGTGTCTGCATTGTACTGGTGGGGATCGCCGTCTACTACCTGTTCGGTAAACTCGGGTCGATTGAGAAAGTGAGCGAGCATTCGTAGTTCGAGGCCAGCCGCATCAGTTCCGACAAGAACTCGTCCTTCTCTGGCGACCCACAGGTCTCGTGCCTCATACGTATAGAATCCTCGTTCACCTCTAATAGTGTTGCCTTCTTTATCGACTCGAACTGCGGGTATGTTTGCTGTATTAGGTGCAGAATGCTTCCATCGCAGTGTATCTGCAACATTAAGCTTACCGTGTATACATCCCGTACCCTCATTCCAATTCTCCAGCCAGTTGTTCACCATGTTGGCCCGTCCGTTGTAGCTCATCCACTTGGTTATGAGTTCTACTTCTGGTGTCGGGCTCTTCTCTAGAAATCGTGCTAAAGACGGAGACAAATCCCCCTTGTCGAAGGGCTTGGGATTCCCTCCGCCACCTTTCTTAGTGGTGGGGGTAAACTCTTCTGGTTCCCATCCAAGATCAAGAAGTTTTTGTACGCGCTGATTTGGTGAGCCAATGTTGAACTCAACATCTTCATACGCCTCGTAGCTTCCGTCGGTGTGATCTTGTTCAAGAACATATCGTTGCTTATCTCTCTCATAGATTGCCGTATCTGTTCCATCTTTCCTGAACATTCGTCTAGATGCGACATGAACTCTCTCGGCGGGAAAGGCTTTTCTAATTTCATCTTGTAGCTCTTCCTCCTTGGAACGTATAGTCTGGTACAGATAGATGGCACGTTGGCCGTCGAACATGAAACCATTCCTACGTTGTTGGTCAATCAGTAGTGTGCTTCTGTGCTGTATGTAGATCGACATCTCTGTAAAGCCGATACGGTCTAGAGTTTTCATTAATCTTATGAACAACTCTGTCGTAATCTCTACGTCCATGTGACAGTAGGTAATCATCTCATCAGTAAGTTCGGACCAATCATTGAAGTCGATCTTATGTCGACCTAGCTTCTCCCCCCACGCATCGAGCGAATGACCACCCACCCTATTAGGAGAATAGAGGTGGCTGAGGACAAGAGTATCAATACAGTTATGGGGTCCGATGTCCACGCCTGTGAGGCGAGCGAGTACAGGAGCGTCAAACTTGAGTATGTTATGCCCAATAAAAGCAGCGCCGCTATTGCGTCGAAAGAAAGCGCCAATATCTTCCTTACTCGTACAGTCACCTGTCTCTCCTGTCTTCACACTCTTCCAGCACATGACCCAGATTACTGTAGGGTCTAGGCCATCAGTCTCAATGTCAATTACGTAGGCGTCCCTGCTTCTCCAATCAAGATACATAGTTATGCAAACGTATCAAACTCGTGGCCTGCTGCGTTTCCTCCATTTTCAAACTCCTGTGCTAGCTCTGTCGTCAACTCCTCCAGCCTGTTTGTTATCTCGTTATAGAACAAGTGACAAGCAGGGCCGGTGCGACCACAGAATCTATTCTTCTCAATGCTTAGGGTAGTGATGTTACGACGCCATGGGTCTGGGTCTTTGAGGTCACGCTCCAGCCGAAGCACGATGTTAGCAACTTGTTCAGGACCAGCCGAACCTCGGACCTGACCTTGCCTATTGACGTGGATTACACACAGACAGGCAATGTCTAGGTTCATGGTGAGCGTTTTAATCTTTGTAGAAATTTCGTCCAACTGCTTTCGCTCATCACCGGATTGGTCTGAGACAATAATAGAAAGGTGGTCCACCATGATATACCGACACCCCAGAGCAGCCATGTGTCGTATCTTAGCAAGTACAACGTCGATGTCGTTAGAACCAAAGTGGTCCCAAATAACAACACGCTCTGTATTAACGACTTCATCATATGCTTTCCTTAGTTCTTCCTCAGACCTCTCTGTGTCGGGAAGGTGGTACGGTTTGTTGTGGTGGATAGACATGAGGCCTATGGCCGTGTCGTACTTAGGCTCCTCAAGGTGGAGGAACCCTACGCCAGCCTTCTCGTCTTGAAGCTCTGCATTCATCAGCATGGAGTACTCTAGCTCTTTGAAGATAGAGGTCTTGCCGACTCCTGTTGAGGCTGTGAGGAGGACGAGCTCGGATCGTCTAATGCCGTATGTCTTACTGTTAAGGCCCGACCATGGATATGGTATGGACTTGGGCGTCTTGTGGTTCTTGATATCGTCCCACATTTCAGTACCAAGCTTAAGGCCATCAGGCATAAAGTGCGGCGCACGAAACCATTCATTGATATAATCCTTTACTAAGTCCTGCATGAGGTAGTCGTTGGCGTCCTTAGCCTTCTGAAGCTTAAGAATTTTGATCTTACCCGGAGTAAACAACTGCGCCACTTCCTTGGCGGCAGCCTGTCCCGGCTCGTCACTGTCAAAGTTAATGACGATTTCATCGAATGAGTTGAGCCACTCAAAGTTGTTGACAAACTCTTTCTTTGCTGATGATGCAGACTGGACACCCACATTTGGATAGCGAGAGCCTGTCATTTGGAATGCAGCCAGTGTGTCGTAGTAACCCTCTGTCACCGTGACGCTACGGCCACCGGCAGGAAAGAAGGGTTGACCAAACAAAGCAGCAGAGGATAAGGGGCCCTCGGACGAGAAGTCCTTGTCTCTGTATCGTATCTGGTTTGCAATGTGCTGATGCTCGGAGTTGAAGCGAGGGAACACGGCTTCGATTGTGTTGTCGGGGTTGGTGTTGACAGACACCTTGTACTTATTGACAGTAGAAGAGTCGATACCCCTACTCTTGATTGCGGGCATCTCTTTTTCTGGTAGCGGCGTGATAGGTCGTGCATTGACCGACGCTGCTTTGCTTTCTTTTGCGATGGTGGAACCTCCGTTATAGTTTATGTAGTGGCCGCAGCCGTGGCCGAAACAATACTCATGATCTTCATAGATTGCTAGGTTATCTGCTGACCCGCAGCTAGGACAGGCACCATGTTGTATCAGTTTGCTCATAGTTTACCTTAGCCCATGCTCTTTCAGGATTGTGTCTAGGTCGATAGGCCTGTAGCCTGTATGCTCTACTGACACACACTTGTACCTGCTGTCGATAGGGAACTTGCTTACATCAGCATCATAGTCGTCAGTGAGGTCGGTGCCTACACGAACTACGTTGCTGTGAAGATGACCGTGGATGTTGAGGGACCAGCGAGAAAGGGAGCCCGGATGGATGGGGATGTGCGACATAATGAAACCCTTCTTCACTACGTAGGCACGGATGTCGTCGAAGTATTGAGAATAGTACGACAGTTTATCCATGTCGTGATTACCCTTTACCAACACCTTGCGACCAAGCAGGCGGGGGATAGATTTCTCTAGTGATTTTCGGGTCATGGCTACGTCACCAAGGATGTAGACACGATCATCAGGTTGCACCAGTTCGTTATACCACTGAATCATCTGCTCA